AGGATTGTATTGGCTACTGCCAAAGCACTAAGAAAGGCACAAGAGAAATGACCCTTGTTAAATGGACAGGAACAATACTATGTCTGATAGGGATATTCCTTACAAGCATAAATGTCTATCCATCTAACATTTGGTTTGGCGTTGTTGGTAGTGGTATCTGGGCTTTTGCTGGTATATACCAAAGGGATATACCATTGTTTCTTGTAGAAGCTGTGGCAGTTGCGTTTTATGCCTATGGCGTAATAACTTATTATTTCTAGTGAAGGAGAGATGATGTTTGAAACATTCTGGGCACTATACCCAAGAAAAGTAAGTAAAAGAGTAGCGCAGCGTAAGTTTGAAGCTCTTAGAAAAGATGAGCAGCAATTGGCGTTAGAGGCTTTGCCTAATCATATAAAGTATTGGAAAACTAAAAATACAGAAATGGATTTTATTCCTCATGCAAGCACTTGGATAGGGCAATATAGGTTTGAGGATGAAATCGTAATAAAGGAAGTAAAAGCAAATAAACGGCCTGAGTTGCCTTGGTATAGTTCAGAAGAAGCAACCATAAATAAAGCAAAAGAAATAGGAGTCCAGGCTTATGCTGGAGAAGGATGGCAGCAATGGCGAGCAAGGATTAGTCAGCGTATTAAGCAACTCGAAGAACAGTTATAGTGAAGAATGGCGTAAAGAATGTGAGGCTAGAGAGCTACTAAATTGGCCTCTAGATAAGCGTAGAAAACAATTAGACCTAGTGCAGCAAAAGCGTGGATGGCAAGCTAGATTAGATCTACAAGATGAAATGGAACGATTATGGAAAGCAGCGAAAAATCAGCACTCAAAGCCAGGGACTACCTCTATAAGAATGGAAAGCTCTTTGCAGCAGCAAAAGCAAATAGATCTTATCTAGAGTTGTTCTTAAAATCTAAATTGGCATTATTAATGAAGGATTCTGTAGAGTCCACTTCTGCTGCAAAAGAAACAGATGCTAAATCGCATCCAGACTATATAGCATTGCTATATGGCATAAAAGCAGCCATAGAGCTAGAGGAAACTCTTAAATGGGAATTAGAGTCTGCAAAGCAAACTATTGAAATCTACAGAACAGAATCAGCTAATAATCGTGGGATAGATAGGGCTATGCAATGATAAGAATAATCACTTTAGCAATTGGCTGGGTGTTGCTGCCATTAGCTATTATTTCTGTTGCCTGGGGAATAGCAAAAGACTTTATAGAAGAAAAAGTAGATGAATGATTTGCCATACTATTTTGGATTGGTAATAATTGCTATTGTTATATTTTCTGTATGGATAACCTTTAAATAATGGCTACAAAAGATGAAAAGAAGCGCCTTAATAAGATTGCAGAACTCGGATGTATTCTATGCTCCGAAGTCCTTGGGTTTGAAGGCACTCCGTCAGAACTCCATCATGTGCGGAGATATGGAGCTAAACGGATTACATCCCCTATCTTGCCTTTATGCCCAGAACACCATAGGAACGGAAATGATAGCCTTCACAGATTGGGTATCCGAGCTTTTGAAAATAAATGGAAAATTAGTTGTGAGAGGTTATTGGAGCGAGTCGATGAAAGACTTGGAAAGGAAAATAAGTGAACACAAATAATGCCGTTAATGAGCTAATAGATTTGTTTACTGGTAAGGTAATGACACAGCATGAAAATGAAGTCTTATATAGGACTGTTAAGCTAATACATGATCTAGAAGATCAAGCAAAAATGTATAAGTCTATGCTATACAACCAATCTAATTTAGAGGGTAAAAACCATTAAAGTTCTAATGGATCTAATCCTAGTTCATGGCCTACCATTTTGCACCTAGTTCTAAATGCTTTTCCATGCTGCATCCATTTATCACCTTTTTGTCTATGAAAGCTGCAATGAATAGCCTCATGGCAAAGCGTTATGAGAAGGGTGTAATAGTGTCCACACCTAGCAGAAGATATAGTAATGGTATGCTCATAATCTTCACCAGTATCGTATAAGTATGTACCCATTGTTTCTGGATCAGTTGTAACTATAAAATCAATTTCTTCTGGCAAAGGCATCTTCCATTTAGTAAATGGATAACAACAATAAATAGAAGCATAGAGATTGCGAACAACCTCTGGTGTTAATCTCATGCCAAATGTTTAAGTTTTGCGTGGGGAATTAAAGACCTTGTATCTACAGAATAAGCACCACAGGCTTTACATTGATAGCGCTGGTATGCACCAGTAGTTGTATATCGTAATCCTTTGCTAATCAAATGTGGCTTAGAGCAAGTAGGGCAAACAAAGCCTTTTCTATCCTTCATTAACGCTTGATTAATAGGCTGCTTAATCCAGGGCAATAACTTCTTGTATAACTTTTCAAGAAGGATTACATCCTGGATGTTATATTCCTCCATAACTTTCCATGCTGCTTTATCATTGTTCATACACTTAATCCAAAGCGTATGGCCTTCATGATGGTTTTTCTTTCCAAGACCTAGGCGCTGCGCTACATAGTCTAATTTATTGCTTGGAAATCTAAACTGGCTTTTTACTACTCTAAGCAAGTCTATTTGTTTTGTTGGTGGCGGTGGTGTCATGTTATGCACCAAAAACTCTTTATTAAGAGTTGGCATATCAAACTTGGTGCCGTTATAGTGGACTACTGCATCTGCATCTTCTAGCAATCCATGTATTCCTTCTAACATAGACTGAGAGGTGCTTTTTTGTACAGAATCAAAGTATATCTGTTTATCTCCTAGCCATTTAGCTGAATAGCACATCGTGTATGATGATTCTAATAGCTGATTAAGGGATACATTTTGCTGCCAAAGTCCCCAGACATGAGCTGTATTAGGACTTGTTTCTATATCAAGCAGCAAGATTTTCATTAAGCGCTTTCAGTAATTGCGTTAAGATGTTGAATATAATACAATAAATTCTATTAAATTAATATGACAATTTATGGAAGATCGTCTTAAGAACTGGGCGTGGTATGTATCGTATGGCGTGGTAGCTCCACAGCCAGATACTACTTGCCGTAGTTTTGAAAAGAACTATATACCAGAGCTGGGAAATCTATATGCTGAATCTGAGCCACACTATGAGCCAGATCATGTAGACGGAGATCTTATAGAACAGGCAATTAAGAATTTACCAATAGAATTGCGTAGAACCCTTAAAATGCGCTATGTAAGCCATCCTTATGCTTCTACAGGACAATTAGCCCATGCTCTTAGAATATCTCCACATCGGCTAGAAGTAGACCTAGATAATGCAAAGAAAAGACTCCAGCACGAACTGGATAAAAAAACAAAATCAGCACACTATACGAACTTGCTCAAAATGCAAGATAAAAAAGACAACGGCTGAAGGTATCTACGAAATTTATAATAATGGCATGAATGAACGATTTATCTGTCAATCTTGTGCAGATCGCAAAACACATTTATAATTTGGCTAGGGAAACTTTGCCCAAAATTTTGTAAGGTTAAATATGAAAATCGCTATCGGACTCTTAGCGCCTAAAGAAGATATGCCAGAAGATATGACTGGAAATGGGCTTTTAGATGAACCAATGGTGGATGAATCTGAGTATCCTATTACTAAAGAATCAAACGACATAATGACCAAGACCTTGATGGAAACTCGTCATCTAGGTGCTAAAGATCCAGCTAATCCAGGAGATTTCTGGGTTAAATTAGTAGAGTTCTGGGGATTACCAGAGGAAATGACGGCAAACAGATATTGCGCTAATTGCGAATATTTTGATAATAGCCCTAAAGCATTAAAAGCAATGAAGGTAGTTCCAGAGAACGCATTTGATCGCAATGGTGGTGGGCGTGGTTTCTGTCATAAATACGAGTTCATTTGCCATAATTTGCGTGTTTGCGAATCTTGGGAAGAAGCAGAAGAAAAGGCAGATGATTAATGAAAATGGGTCTTTATTCTAATATCCATGCTAAAGCTGCAAGAATTAAAGCTGGCTCTGGTGAAAAAATGAATAAAGTTGGTAGCAAAGCTGCTCCCAGCGCCAAAGACTTCAAACAAGCAGCAAAAACGGCAAAGCCAAAGAAAAAGTGAGATTAGGGATAATTATCCCCTATAGAGATAGAGAGCAGCATCTAGCTAAGATGCTTCCTCATACAGTTAGCTTTTTCCGTAGAAACACCAAAATAGAACCCCTGTTCTGTATTGCAGAACAAGTAGACGATAGCCCATTTAATCGTGGTGCAATCAGTAACCATGCTTATGCAGCAATAGCTGGAACTGTAGATTATGTCTGTTTTAACGATGTAGACTATATGCCTATGTGGGCAGACTATACAGAGCCTAGCTTGCCAAGCAGAATTATCTGGCATGGTATGGAAAAAAGACCAGTAGGACATGGAACAGATCAAGTAGTAAACGCACAACGATATGGCCTAGCTGCTGTAGCGCTAATGAAAAAATGGCATTTTGAAGCCTGTAACGGATACTCCAATACTTATTGGGGATGGGGTTACGAGGATACAGATCTTGCTAAGAGGCTCGAATCAGTCGGTCTGCCACTAGGGTATAGGGATGGTACTTTTATTGCTCTAGACCATGATTCAAACGGCTACGATGCCAATGGTGAAACAGAAGCAAGCAAGGCAAATCACAAAAGATTTAGTAATAGGGTTTACCCTAATATGGCAGATGGCTTAAATAACTTAGAAGCAAATGTTGTAGAAATACAACAGCATACTGCTAAAGGTTTAGCAGATGGTGAAGAAGCTCCGTTAATTTGGTGTAAATACGATCTAAAGGAAATGTATGAAGATGAGCAAAAAGCAAGCCAAGATCGGTAAGGTCATGGGCGAGTACAAAGAAGGTACTCTACATTCTGGTAAGGGCGGTAAGGTCGTAACAAGTCCTAAACAAGCCATCGCTATTGCTATCTCAGAAGCAAGCAAAAAAGCTCGTTATAAGAAATGAAGTTAAGAGAAACAGCATCTATCCTAGAACGGATGGGTGTTGCTGAATATAACAAACCAAAAAAGACTCCTAATCATCCTACTAAAAGCCATGTTGTAGTGGCTAAAGAAGGAGATATGGTAAAGACCATTAGATTTGGTCAGCAAGGTGTAAGTGGTAGTCCAGCAAAAGAAAACGAATCAGCAGCAGATAAAGCCAGGCGCAAATCATTCAAAGCTCGTCATGCAAAAAACATAGCAAAAGGCAAGATGAGCGCTGCATTTTGGGCAAACAAAGAAAAGTGGTAAAACTGTTGTAGAATAACGACATCATCAACCATCAACCCATAGGGAATGGAATGGAAAGTTCTACAGAAAACAAAGATTTAGAAGTTGCTTCAACCAATAAGGGTGGAGCGCCTATAGGCAATCAGAACGGCAAAAAGGGAAAGTTGTTCTACAACCAGCTCAGAGTAGCTTTGGTTCAAGAGGATAGCCGTAAGTTACGCACTATTGCACAAAAGTTAGTAGATGCTGCTGAACAGGGTGAGCCTTGGGCTATTAAAGAAGTAATAGATAGAGTAGACGGCAAAGCTGTACAGGCTACAGAGATTAGTGGTGCAGATGGCAATGCAATAGAGATTAGTCAGATCGAGTTCGTTATCAAACGGCCAGAATGACAAAGTTTAGTATTGAGATCCCTGAGAAGTTAGAGTGTTTACTAGAACCCCATCGGATGAAGATCATCTATGGTGGGCGAGGAAGCTCTAAGTCTTGGACTGTAGCCAGGGTGCTATTGGTATTGGGTAGGATGAAGAAACTAAGGGTGCTATGCGCTCGTGAGTTTCAGAACTCTATATCGGACTCTGTTCATGCGCTGCTTGCAGATCAGATCAAGGGTATGGGACTAGAGGATTTCTATACTGTACAAAATACCAGTATCTTTGGTACGAATGGGACTGAGTTCTTATTTGCTGGTTTAAAGCACAACATTACTAAAATTAAGTCGTTTGAGGGTGTAGATATCTGCTGGGTGGAAGAAGCTCAGACTACATCTAAAAGCTCATGGGATGTATTGATTCCTACTATTCGTAAAGAAGGCTCAGAGATCTGGGTAACATTTAACCCTGAGTTAGATACGGATGAAACCTATAAACGCTTTGTAGCGCATCCTCCGAGCTTTGCAAAGGTAGTAAAAGTAAACTGGTCTGACAATCCTTGGTTTCCAAGCGTACTTAGAACAGAGATGGAAGATCTCAAAGAACGAGATATGGATGCCTATCTCAATGTATGGGAAGGCAATACAAGACAAGTATTAGATGGTGCTGTCTATGCTGTTGAATTGCGTAAAGCAATGGAAGAACAGCGCATCAAAGATGTACCTGTAGACAAAGCAATATTAGTTTCTACATTCTGGGATCTTGGCTGGTCGGATATGACAAGTATTTGGTTCGTGCAAACTCTGCCAGGTGGCGAAGTTAGGATCGTAGATTTCTATCAAGACTGCCAAAAGACAATCGACTTCTATGTAACTCTTTTACAAGAAAAGGGCTACACTTATAGAGATCATTGGCTTCCACATGATGCAGAACACAAGAATATGACAGGTCGCAGTACAAAAGAAATTATTGAATCAATGGGATTGCCAGTTAGGATTACTCCTAAACTGAGCATTTCTGATGGTATTAACGCTGCTCGTATGTTGATGAATCGTTGTTATTTCGATCAGAACAAATGTGCAGAAGGACTACAAGCATTACGACACTATCGTTATGCAGTAGATCCTGATACAAAGATGTTTAGCGACAAGCCATTACACGACCAAAACAGCCATGCTGCAGATGCTTGGCGTTATGTGGCTGTAGGGTTAGACGAGAAGCCTTATACATGGGATAAGGCATTAGATGTTAAAACTTCATGGATCGTATAAATGGATGACAATAAGTTAAAAGGTATATTGGATAGCGAGATAGAGAACTCTATCGGCTTTGTAGATACCGAAACAAGTGAAGCTCGTAGAAAAGCGCTGACTTACTACAATCGTGAGCCATACGGCAATGAGGTAGAAGGCCGTTCATCCATTGTTACTGGTGAAGTAGCAGAGGTAATTGATGGCGCATTGCCACAACTTCTACGCATCTTTACTCAGTCAGATGAATTGGTGCGCTTTGAGCCAAAAGCCCAAGGTGATGAAGAAGCAGCTAAACAGGCTACTGATTATTGCAACCTAGTATTCTTCCAAGATAACGATGGCGTTATTCTGATGCATAACTGGTTTAAGGATGCACTTCTACAAAAGAATGGCATTGTTAAATACTGGTGGGAAGATAGCGAAGATCCTATCAAGGAAAAGTATAAGAATCTAAATGCAGAAGAATTAACTCTTTTGCTATCTGATGGACAAATGGAAGTTATTAGCCAAAACATTAATGAAGTGGCTATTGACCAGATGGGTATGCCTATCTATTCCTATGATGTAACCATCAAGAAGAAAAAAGAAGCTGGGCGTGTCAAGATTGAGTGCGTACCGCCAGAGGAGTTCTTAATCTCCAAGCGTGATAAGAACATTAAAGATGCAAGTTTTTGCGCTCATCGTGTATTAATGAGTCGTTCAGATCTGATTGCTGCTGGCTACGCTAAAGATATTGTAGATAAGCTGCCATCGTATAGCGATTTAACTTATACACCAGAGCGTGTAGCTCGTTATGAGCCAGGTGAGATGCCTGATGAGAATCAGTCATTAGATCCTACAATGCAAGACATTGAAGTATTTGAGTGCTATATCCGTACCGATATAGATGGTGATGGCATTGCAGAGTTAGTTAAAGTAACTTACGCTGCTATGTCAGAGATCTTGGATCAGGAAGAAGTAGACCATATTCCGTTTGCTTCTATCTGCCCTATTCCAATGCCACATAAGTTCTTTGGTCAGTCTTTGGCTGATCGTGCAATGGACATCCAGTTAATCAAGTCTACGATTACTCGTCAGATCTTAGATAACTTGTACCTTACAAACTTGCCTAGAATGACGGCAATTGATGGTCAAGTAAACATGGATGATTTACTAACTGTTGCTCCTAACGGAGTAGTTCGCATGAAATCCCCAGGCGCAGTACAGGCCTTGACAGTTCCACCTACGGCAGCTCAGAGCTTCCCTATGTTGGACTACATGGATCAAGTCCTACAGAAGCGTTCTGGTGTTACTCAGACTAGCCAAGGTTTAGATGCAAACATTCTACAAAACACTACAGCTACAGCTATCGCAGCAATGCAACAAGCTGGCTCAGGCCGTTTAGAAATGATTGCTCGTATCTTTGCTGATACAGGCGTTAAAGACTTGTTTGCTGGTATCTTCCACTTGTTATGCAAGTACCAAGACAAAGAGCGTGTTATCCGTCTGCGTGGTAAGTATGTCAATGTAGATCCTCGTAACTGGAAAACTAATTACGATGTATCTATCAATGTCGGTTTAGGTACAGGCAACAAAGATCAACAAATGGCTATGGCTGCTATGGTTCTACAGAAGCAAGAGGAAATCTTGCAACAACAGGGCTATGCAAACCCATTAGTTACTGTTGGTCAGTATCGCAATACATTGGGTCGCTTTATTGAGGCTGCTGGTTACAAAGACTCTAACGAGTTCTTTAAGGAGATTAGCCCAGAGTTAGATGCTGCTATTTCTCAGCCACCACCACCACAACAAGCGCCAGTAGATCCAGCAGTTCAAGCATACATGGCTCAGACTCAAGCGCAGATCCAAGGAGATCAAGCTAAGTTACAAGCTCAGATCCAGGGCGATCAAGTTAAAGCTCAAGCTGACATTCAACTGGCTAGAGAAAAAGCTGCTGCGGAGATACAATTAGCTCGTGATAAAGCTGCTGCTCAGATCGAATTAAAGACTGCTGAGTTTGAAGCTGACAATCGTTTTAAGACGGCTGAATTAATGGCTAAAGGCATGGGTGCATGAACCGAGCAGAACGAGCTGGAAATTACCTAAGAGATGAGTTTTTCGTTGAGCTTTTAGAAGCTCAAAAGAACTTGTACAAGTCGTATGTATTTAACTCTGCCGAACATGATGTAGAAGGCAGAGAAAGAGCCTTAGTAAAACTAAGAGCTATGGAAGATTTTGAAGCATCTTTGAGATCAATCGTGCAACAAGCCGACATTGATAAGAAGCGATTTAAGGTTTTTTAACTACCCATAAAAGGTAAAACATGAGCGAAAACACCAACCCACAAGGGAGTGTAGATAACACGATAGGCGGTGCAGCTAACGCATTTATGTCTATTCTTGACCCACAAACCAAGGAAGCGGAAGCTGACCCAGAGGTTCGTGCAGATGACTCTAGTGAGGAAACTTACGATGAGCCACAGGGCGAGGAATCAGATGTAAGTGCGGAAGAAACTGAAGATCAGGAAGAAGTTGTAGAAGAAGCTCCTAAGTACCGAGTCAAAGCAAATGGCGAGGAACTAGAAGTAAGTCTAGACGAACTTTTAAATGGTTACAGTAGGACTGCCGACTATCAGAAAAAGACTCAATCTTTAGCGGAACAACGCAAATCTGTGGAAGCAGAGCGAGTAAAGATTGATGAAGCAGCAAAGACAAGAGAAACTTACGCACAACGACTCCAAGTTATTGAGCAATTGCTAAGTCAGCAAGACAGTTCTGAAAACCTACAGGAATTGAAGGAATCAGATCCGATTGCCTATGCAATTAAGATAGCAGAGCGTAGCGAAAGGGAGAAGCAGTTACAGACAGTTCAAGCAGAACGCTATCGTGTTCAGCAAGAACAACAGGCTTTACAAAGCCAGAGTTTGCAACAGCATATCCAAACCGAGCAAGAAAAGCTAAAGACAATCATTCCTGAGTTTAAGGATGATGCCAAGGCAGAAGTAGTCCGTAGGGATATTCGCAATTACGCAAAATCCATTGGATTCTCTGACCAAGAGCTTTCTCAGGTTTATGACAGTCGTGCTGTACAAACGCTCTATAAGGCTATGCAGTATGAGAATCTGGTAGCTGGTAAAGCTGGTGCAACCAAAAAGGTAGCAGCAGCACCTAAAACACTCAAACCAGGAACATCTAATCCGCAGAGTTCCGAACAAGAAGTACAAAAGAAAGAGTTTGCTCAATTACGCAAAACAGGTAACAAGCGTGATGCAGCAAAACTATTTGAACGATTTTTATAATTTAAAGGATTTATATTATGGCAGCTTATGATCGCTACTCGGCAGTTGGAAGCCGTGAAGATTTAACTAATGTTATTTATGACATTTCTCCTACCGATACCCCAATCATGTCATCTATTGGCAAGACTAAGGCTACTGGTGTTTACCATGAGTGGCAGACTGACAGCCTAGCTGCAGCTACTACTTCTAATGCGTTGATCGAAGGCGCTTCTGCATCTGAGGCAACACTTTCTCCAACAACTCGTCTAGGCAACTACACACAGATCGTTGGCAAAACCATCATGATCTCTGGTACTTTGGAAGCAGTAGACAAAGCTGGTCGTAAGTCTGAAAAGGCTTATCAATTGGCTAAAGCATCTGCTGAAATCAAGCGTGATATTGAAGCTATTATCACAGCTAACCAAGGTCAAGCTGTTGGTTCAAGTGGTTCGTCTGCTCGTAAAATGGGTTCACTCCTGTCTTACATCAAGACAAACACAAACGAAGGTTCTGGTACTACTGCTGGTGTAGATCCAGTAACTATCGGTGTTTCTACTCGTACTGATGGTACAACCCGCACTTTCACAGAAACCATCCTCAAAGATGTTATCTCTAAAGTGTTTACATCAGGTGGTACACCTACAACTTTGTTTGTTAGCCCAGCTCTCAAACAAGTAGTTAGTGGCTTTACTGGTCTATCAGCACAGCGTTATCAAGTTCCTACAAGCGGTCAAGCTACTATCCTAGCTGGTGCTGATTTGTATCAATCTGATTTCGGTGTATTGCAGATCGTTCCAAATCGCTTTATGCGTACTCGTGATGCCCTCGTACTCGATCCAGAGTATGCTGCTTTGGCATACTTGCGCCCATTCCAAACAAATGAATTGGCAAAAGTTGGTGATGCAGACAAGACACAAATCTTGGCTGAATTAACACTCGAAGTTCGTAACGAAGCTGCTCATGGCGGTGCATTTGACTTGTCATAAGTAGTCGTTTTAAGTAGAATCAGGGGTGGGATAACTCACCCCTTTTTCTATGATTACTTATCTTCAAGGTGGTTTAGGCAACCAAATGTTCCAGTATGCTTCTGGACTTGGGGTAGCTGAACGATTACAAAAAGCGTTGTTTATAGACAACAGTTTATATAATACAAATAAGCATAGGCAGTACGAATTAAGCGTTTTTCCAATATCGGCAAAGATAGCGCAACAAATATCTGCACCAATATTAGAAAAGGGCTTTAAATTTCAAGAAATATCCCAATCTGGGACTATGGTAGGTTACTGGCAATCAGAGAAATATTTTGAGCATATTGCTGACAAGATCAGACAAGAGTTCAAGCTGCCAAAACATGACATAGATTCAGAGATGGTCGCAGTATCCGTTAGGCGTGGGGATTACCTAGCGCTTGGAGATGTGTTCCACAACCTAGATGAAGAATATTATGGGGATGCCAGAGAGGTGTTCCCAGACGCTACTTTTGTAGTATTTTCTGATGATCCTGAGTGGTGCGAACAAAACCTAGAATGGGCAGATGTAGTTGTAAAAGGCAACTCAGCAATTGTAGATTTAGCTTTACTGGCATCATTCAAAAATCATATAATAGCTAATAGTAGTTTTGCCTGGTGGGGTGCATGGTTAGCCGATGGAGATACAGTAGTAGCTCCTAGAGATTGGTTTACTAACGGCCTTGATACAACGGATTTGATTCCTGATAGGTGGATTAGAATTTGAAAAAGATAATAGATATTGAAAATGGCGTTACTAGAACGGCCTACAACGATGGTGATGGTGGCTTAATTATTAAGCACTCTACCGATCTAACAGACTTTATTGAGCATACAAAGGCTCAGTTTAATGAGAATAGCGGAACAAAAGGATGGGGTGATAATCCCATTGACCGAAAGAATAAGATTGCATCTTTGCCTACAGAGATCATTAATGAACTCAATGTAAAAGGCATCATGCGTGGCTATTACATTATGGATCAAAAAGCTATGAAGAAATGGCTAAATGACCCAGAAAATAGGGTATTTCGTACTCGTGGGGGTACAGTATGAGCAAGATTGCTATCTGTATACCAGCTAGGGGTCAAATGGAGGTGGCTACAGCGTTTGATTTAGCAGCGCTAGTGGGTTACACAGTCAAGACTTCTAAACACGATCTAGACATCTTTACGGCTGCTGGAACGCTTATATTTGACCAGCGCAATAGCTTAGTTAAGACTGCATTAGAAGCAAAAGCAGACTATCTGCTGTTTATTGATGCGGACATGAGGTTCCCAAAAGATACCTTAAAGATTCTAATGTCCCATAATAAGGACATTATTGGTGTAAACGCTACCACTCGATCTGAACCAGTTATCCCTACGGCTAAGACTATCCAGATTAATGAGGATGGTTCTATTACCTGGCTGCCTGTTTATTCCAATGGGATGAAAGGCATTAGCAAGGTAGATGGGATTGGATGTGGCGTAGTGCTGATTAAGACATCAGTATTTAAAAAGATTGAACGGCCTTACTTCTACTTTGAGCAATTGCCAAATGAGAAGATATTAGGTGAGGATATTTACTTTTGCATTAAGGCAAGAGATGTAGGGATTGACACATGGGTAGACCATGACTTATCTATTGGCATTAGGCATATTGGTTCTTATGTCTACGGATGGCACAACATTGAGAAAACATAATGGCATACACTTCTTACAGCGATTTACAGACATCAGTAGCAAACTACTTAGGTCGGTCTGATTTAACATCTATCATTCCAGACTTCATTTCGTTTGCAGAGTTACGCTTATCTAGGGATTTGCGTACTCGTCAGATGCTTAATTCTGCGTATGCATCTACTGTTGGTGGTGATCCAAAAATATCTTTACCAAGTGATTTTTTGCAAATTAGAGATTTATATCTACAAGGTAATCCAAGAGCGCCATTAACCTATATGTCCCCATCATCTTTTACTCGTAATGCACGAGCAGATGATTCTGGTAAGCCAGTTTTCTATACCATTTTGGCATCAGAGATTTTGTTAGCTCCAATCCCAGATACAGCATATACGATGGAAATCTTGTATTACACTAGACCACCAGTATTATCTTCTACAAATATATCTAATGCGTTTTTAGCTAATTATCCTGATGCTTTGCTTTATGCTTCTCTTATGGAAGCAGAGCCATACCTTATTAATGATGCTCGTACTGCAACTTGGGCTAATCTGTATGATCGAGCTATAGGAAATATTAGCGATGCAGACCAAGGATCAGAATACGCTGGTGTACCAATTCAAATGACTATTACCTCCCGATAGGACAATCATGGCAGAAATTAGCAATTACTTAGAAAATGCAATTATTAATGCAACACTAAGAAATACCACTTATACATCTCCTTCTACAGTTTATGTAGGTTTATACACAAGCGATCCTACAGATGCTAATACTGGAACTGAAATAAGTGGTGGTTCTTATGCTCGTAAAGAGGCAACTTTTAACGCCCCTACAAATGGCGTTGCTTCATCTGATGCAGATATTGTATTTAATACGGCAACTGCAAACTGGGGAACTATTACGCACATTGGCATTTTAGATGCGCTTACCTCTGGAAATCTTTTATATCACACAGAATTAGATGTTAGCAAAACAATTGATGCAAACGATATATTTAGAATTAATGCTGGCGGTTTAACTGTAACTATTGCTTAATTATGACTGTACTTAAAGTTGAGCAAGAGCAAAATCTTGTAACGATTACTTTTGAGCGTGGTGAAGAACCTTGGCTTTTTAGAGATGCTATTGTAGTAACTCCAGAAGAATATGCCAAACTTACCCCAGAGCAGATTGATGCAATGGAACAAAAACGCTACGATGATTGGTTAGCAATAGTCAATCCACCAGAAGATGAAATCATACTTAAATAACATTTGGATTGCGTTCTCACAACTATTAAATGTTGTGTTTTGTTTTGGTCAGCCAAACGAATCAATATCTAGTAGGGCTTATAGACAGTCTTGGAATGTAGCAATGTGGATAATTAATCATATTTGTTTTTGGCAGAATAACCATTGTCGAGGCGCATTTGCCCACGATTTAAGAATGTTTGAAGCATATATACAAGATGCTAAAGATAGAGGAATTTACAGATAATGGCTGATAGATATTGGGTAGGCGGTAGCGGTAGCTGGAACGCAACCACAACAACTAACTGGTCTGCAACATCTGGCGGTCTTGGTGGTGCTTCTGCGCCTACTTCTGCTGATAATGTCATATTTGATTCGCTATCCAACGCTACGCTATACACAGTAACAGTAGGTACTAACGCTGCTTGTGCAGACTTTACTGTTGCTGGCCCACTTGTAGGGGCGGTTACATTTTCTTTAGGAGCTACGGCAGTTATTAACTGTTATGGCTCTATGACTTTGCCAGCCACGAATTGTACTTGGACTGGAACAAGCGGAGCAATTTTTAATTTTCTTGCTACAACAACTGGTAAAACAGTAACTACAAACGGTGTAACAATAGCAAATACTTTAATTAATTTTAATGGCGTTGGTGGAGAATGGACTTTAGGGTCTGCTTTTTCTACAGGTAGCAATATGGCGGTAGTTTCAGGCTCATTTGTTACAAATAACTTTAATTTAACTAGCGGTCAATTTAACTCCAATAGTGGAAACACTCGTTCTATAAATTTAGGTTCTTCAACTGTAACTTTATCTGCTGCTGCTGCTTTAACATTTACATCTACTAGTCTTACATTCAACGCTGGCACATCACAAATAACTTGCTCTAACGCTTCACCTACATTTGCTGGCGGTGGACAAACTTTTTACAATGTTACATTTAGTAGTGCAGGTGGTGGTACATATAATTTAAGTGGCGTAAATACTTTTAATAATTTAACATTTACAAGTAGAGCAGCTACTGGACAAAGAAATATTAGATTTTTTGCAGACCAAACTGTATCAGGTACTTTGACATTTGGTACAACAAATACTGCAATTAGAAGAATGTCTGTTCTTACAAGCGCAAATGATATTCAACAAACTATAACACTTAATGGAACCCTTGCTACGCTTGCCGATGTAGATTTTAAAGATATTGCAACAGCAGGAACAGCAGGAGCTTGGACAGGCACAAGACTTGGTAATGGTGGAAACAATAGCGGTATTACTTTTGATGCACCTAAAACTGTTTATTGGAATTTAGCTGGAACTCAAAGTTGGTCAGCTACAGGATGGGCTACTACAAATAATGGCACTCCTGCTGTAAATAATTTTCCATTAGCACAAGATACAGCAACATTTACTGAAGCTGGAGCAGCAGGAACTATTAACTATGACCAAACTTGGTGGGTTGGTTCAATTCAGATGGCAGACGGAGTGTCAAATCGAACCACGGCATTTACATTAGCAACAGGAACTCAACTTCCAATCGTTTTAAAAGATATTACTTTATTTTCTAGCTTAACATTAAGCGGAACTGGTGCAATTTTATTTTGGGGTGTAAGCACTCAAACCATTACTTCTGCTGGAGTTACATTTACTCAACCAATAACTATTTTTGGGTCATCTGCAACAGTTAGACTTAATGGTGATTTAACTGTAGGCTCTGCAAGAACAACTACGCTTACATCAGGAACACTAGACCTTACTAATAACGGTGCTGGTAACTATGTATTAACCACAGGATTGTTTTCTTCTAATAATTCAAATACCCGTGCCATTACATTTGGTACAGGAAATATTACTGTAATTGCAAACAATGCAACAGTATTTAATATGGCAACTGCTACAGGATTTACCTATACAGGAACCCCAACAATTAATTTAACTTATAGTGGATCTACTGGAACTAGAACAATACAAGTTGGCAATACTGCTGGTGGTACAGAAGCAAATGCTTTAAATTACAATATTTCTGCTGGGTCTGATATTGTTTCCTTTGGTGGCGCTGCAACAGTAGCTTATAAATCAATAAACTTTACAGGATTTACGGGAAGTTTAGCTTCTACATTAAGCCAAATTATTATTTATGGAAATTTAAACATTTCTAGTGGAATGACGCTTACAACTTCATCTGGACCATTAACTTTTTCAGCAACAACAGGAACACAACAAATTACCACAAATGGCAACACAACAATAGATAGACCATTTGCGCAAAACGGAGTTGGTGGAACTGTCCAATTACAAGATAACTTAATATTAGGTTCTACAAGAACTTATACGCTGACTAATGGAACTTTGTCTTTAGTTGATAAGACACTAACTACGGGATTATTTAGCACCTCTAATAGCAACGCTAGAACAATCTCATTAGGTACTGGGTCAATAGTGGTTACTGGCTCTGGCACATCTTGGGATGCTTCTACAGCTACTAATCTATCTGTAACTGGTACTGGTTCTATTAGTATGACATCTGGAACAGCAAAAACTTTTGCTGGTGGTGGAGCATCTTATAAAACATTAAACCAAGGTGGTAATGGAGACTTAACCCTTACTGGTGCTAATACTTTTGAAAATATGACCAATACAGTACAGCCTTGTACTGTTGTGTTTCCAGCATCTACAACAACAAGTTTTTATAACTTTAGCTTAACTGGAACATCTGGTAATTTGGTTTTATTAAGGTCTAGCACTTCAGGAACAAGATACACATTACTTAAATTAACATGACCACATTAGTTAGCTATGTTGCAGTACAAGACTGCATTGGAAGCCCATCTAGTGAGTGGGAAGCTAAGTTTTCTGAAAGTTTAGGAAACAATGTAGATTTTTTAATATATGGCGGTGAGTTCCCATCGCCAACACAAGTTAATGTAAATTATTTAGATATTCAAGATGCTTATGGTCAGCCAATAAATATTTGGTTTGCCAATACAACATCTGTTGATTCTGGTAATAACTTGCAGATTTATTTTAATACGCCATCTATTCAAAATGTACAAATATATGGATATGCTTCTGTAAGCTCTAATAGCATACGCCAAAGAACTAGCTCTGGGTATTTTGATGCAATTGGAACTGTTACAAGCAGCGCAAATGCTGATTATTATGCAAACGCAACTGTAATAGGTAATGGCTTTTTAACTGCAATTGCAGAAAAAAATATTAGTGGAAATGCCAATATAAATGGTTATGGCTATTTTTCTGCCATAGGCAAAAAAGTTGGTGAAGAATGGACAAATGATCCAGTTGGCGCAGAGGATTGGACTGATAAAGATCAATCATCTACAATTTGGACTAATAATAATATTGGAACAAACACATGGCAATAAGCAGAGTAACTTTTGGGGAATGGACTCCAGACCAGCCAGGACTCACAAACGGCCTACAAAGGGCTGAGAATGTGTTTCCAAAGCAAGCTGGCTATGGAGCTATTAACGCTGCTGCCGACTACTCTAACGCAGCCTCAGAGAACCTAAACAATGTAGTGGCTGGCAAAAGCCCTTTAGGTGGTACGACTGTTATTGCTGGTGGAACTACTAAGCTATTCTTGCTAAATGGTTCTACATTAAACCTAGATGATGCTTCTAATACTGTACGGAACATCAGTAATGTGGCTCGTACAACCAATGTGGTAACAATTACTACTTCTACAGCACATGGC